GCCCAGCCCACCTAGAAACCCTTCGAACATTTTCGCCAGCGGCCCGAAGATAAATTTCTGGGCGGCAAGGCGCGCCAGATCAGCGATAAAGTTCGTGACCAGCGACGAAAAGTCCAGTTTGCCGGTTTTGACGAATTCGGCCACGGCGTCCGCCCCGGCGTCGAAGGCATTAACCAGCGCGTCGCCAATATCGTCGCCGATGTTTCCGGCTTCCTTGGCAAAGTCCGCCAGCTTGTCCCGAATCTGATCAATCATGTTGCCTTGGGCGCCGAATTGTTCGCCCAGGGCTTCGATCTGGCGGTTGTAAGTGTCGTTTGTGATCAGGCCCGCCGCCTTGATCTTTTCCAGCTTCGCCAGTTCGGCGGCGTATTTCTCGGCTTCGGTCCGGGTCGCCTTGAAAATGCGCTCGGCTTCCTTTTCCAGTTCGTTCGTTTCCGACCGGGCGCCGCCCCCGCCGCCGCCGCCGCCGCCACGACGCCCGCCGCCGCTGGCCCGTTTCGCAGCCGCCGCGCCCGCCGCTTCGTCCGCCTTTAGCTGGGCGCGGAAGCCGTAGGGGTCCAGGGCTGGCCCGCCCATGCTGGTTCCGCGTCCGCCGCCAATGACGGGGGCGTTCTTGACTTCCGCCGCCCTGACAGCCGCCGCCGCCGCCGCCGCGTCCCATAGACGGGCGCCCAGCGATCCGGCCCAATCAATCGCCGCGCCCAGCCAACCGCCAATCCCGTCGCCTTCCGCGTTCAACTGGCGAAGGGCGTCTTCAGCCGCCAGAAGGTTCCCTTCAAGTTCCGTCGTCGCAATGCTGGACCCTTCCAGAAGGCCGGTCAGGGTCGCCGTCGCGTCCGCCATTTCCGCAACCGAGTCCGCGCCCGCCATAGCCTGAAGCGCGGCTTCCATCGCCTGAATTTGTTCGATGGTCAGACCGAATTCTTCGGTCACGGCCTCGTTTGCAATGGCAAGGGCTTCGACCTGGGCGGCGGCTTGGTCAATGCCGGGGTTTGCCGCGATCCGGTCCAGACCTTCTTCGTATTGGCGCAGATACTCCAAAGCCCCTTCGAAGGCCGGTGCGAACCCGGCCCCGGCGTCGCGGGCGGCGGTGATCGCCTCGCGCTCGGCAAGTTCCCGTTGCCGGTTCATAAGAAGGACGACCGCCGCGTCAAGTTCGCCATACTTCGCGATCAGCTTGTCGATCCCGCCGACGTCGAAGGTCGCGTTGATATCCTGAAGGCGCCCGACCGCATCGGTCAGCCGGTCGACCTTATCGGTCGCCGTTTCGGCTTCCTCGCCCGCGCTGAAGAAGTAGCCCGCAATCGGGATCAGGATCGCGGACGCCGTGCCCAGGGCCACGCCCAGAAGCCCGAAGCCGGACAAAAGTTGCGGAAGCTGTTGCGCAAGGGCCTGCGAAGCGGACGTCCCGGCCCCGACCTGAACCGCGAAGTCCTGAATCTGGAACCCGACGTTCTGAAGCCCGCTGGACCCGGATCGGGCTGCGGTGTTGACCTTCGTAAACGCTTGTTCGGACTCGTTCCCTAGCCGCTGCATCGCGGCGGAACCCCGGTTCCCCAGGTCGACGAACGTCGCTTCGACCTCTTTCCCGCCAATGACCCCCAGGCGGACGGAAACCCTTTTTTCAGCCATCTTCCATCATCCCTATAAGACCGCCTTCAGGGTCGCCATTTTCTCGGATCGCGTCGTTCATTGATCGCACAATAGCGGCTTCAATGCGCGGGAAAAACTCGGCTAAGACGAACTTGTTCACGCCCAGGGCGTCCGCCACTTGGAAGACGGCCCCGGCGTCGACTCCGGTGATCAGGCCGCGCGCAACGCGGACCTGACCCGTCATTCCGACGATCAAGTCCCAAACCGCCGACCCTTCGACGGTTTGGGGCTGGTTCACGACTCGGGGGCAGTCTGGACAGGTTCCTTCGCAGCCTTCGCAGTATCTTGCGCCCCTTCCGAAGTGCCAGTCGGCAAGGGCGCTGATCCGTTTCCCTCTTGACGCATCAATAGGAAGGGGGCGACGAACTTCGCGTTGAACGCTTCATAGAACTGCCACTGATCCAGAAGCATCCCGACCCAATCCGCAGTCGGTTCGACCGGGTTCCCGTCGGCGTCCCCGACCCCGTTCCAATCGGTGATCGTGCGGATCGCGATTGCCTTCACAAGCGCAACCGTCACGACTTCCCGGCCCTCGCCCCCGGCTTCGGGGTTGTCCGGGTTCGCCAGCGCCGGGACCGCCGGGTCGTTCCGGGCGGCGGCGAAGACCGCCGACGTCAGCGGTTCGACGGTCACTTCGACGCCATAGCCCAGACTGATCGTCCGGGGCTTGTTTGTGGCGTTTAGTCTGATCATGGTCTTTCCCTCAATAGCTGGCGACGGCGTTCGTCAGAACGCAAGTGATCATGCGGGCCGGGGACGTCGCAAGGGCGGCTTGCCAGTCGAACGTCGCTTCGACCCCGCCCGGCCCTTCGATTGGCGTCCGGGGCCGGGGCAGATAGACCGCATGGGCCGTGAAGACGAATTTTTCCGAAGCGCCGATGGTGTGACGGAATTCCAGCGCGCAAGCCTGTTGCGCGACGGCTTGGTTATACAGGGTCAGGTCAGCGAAGCGCGAAACGATCTGGCCCTTGCAAGCCGCGATAGACGGGTCCGCCCCGTCGATCCGCCCGTCGCCCCGGATCGTTTCGATCTTGTCCAGGTTGTTCATGTAGGTCACGCGGGCGGACGTGATGTTGCCCAGGGAAACCCCGTTGCGCAAAATCGACCCGTTGAAATGGCCGAACCGCTTATAGGAAAGATCGCCCGACAACGCCCCGGCGGCGGACGCGGCCACGATGGACTCGCCCTGGGCGACCATTTTCACGGTCGCCTGAAGAAGCCCGGCCCGCTTCAGTTCCCAAGACATTTCGTCGACGACAACGCCCGAATACATGCTGAACTTTGGGACGTCGGGAAGCTGGGTTTCGATTGCCATGGAAGGCAGGGTCCAGCTTCCGGACGTGAAGGTGTGGTCGTTTGCGCCGCCGGTCAGGGTGGCGCCCGAAACCGTCGCGTTCGACGCCGGGGCCGAAGACGCGGCAAGGGTGAAGGCGTTCCCGACCGGCCCAAGGGCGTCGTTCGTAACGGTCAGTTGCGTTGCGGTCGCGGCATAGGTCGCGGCAGCGACCGCCGGGATCGCGCTGGCGTTCAGGACCACGGCAAGGGCGGTCAGGGTCGCGGCAAGGCTGGCACCGATATTGACTTGGTTCCCGGTCGCGCCGGACGCGACGAAGGTAAAGACCGTTCCAGCGACGGTGATCGTCGCGTTCACGGCGGGCTGGGCGCTGAAGGTGAAGGCGCCGGTCGCGGCGACGCTGGCGGCGGTCACGGGTTGACCGAACAACCCCTTCAGCCAGAAGCCCAGGTTCTCAAGGTCCATGGGGATCACGACGGACCCGTCGGAACTGAAGGCGTCCAAGGTCGGCGCCAGCGGATCACGACCGAAGCCCAGAACTTCGTTGTCAAGAAGGGGTTGTTCACTTCCCAGATCGGTCGAAACGAAGGGAACGCGCCGGAACCCGGACGCGGGCGGCGTTCCGTAGACGCTTTCAAAGGTTGCGACCATTTGCGCGCGGGCGCCTTGTTGGCGGGCCATCGGTTTAACTCCTCTAGATTGGACTCGTTGTGGCGTAAGTCAGCCGGATTGCGACGATAGCGGCTTTCATGGGTTCGCCGCCTTCAGTGATCACTTCAGCGGGTTCCGGGGCAAGCCCTTCGACCCAATCGCAAAGACCCCCAAGGGTCCGGTTCGCTTCAATCTTGGCGCCAATTGCGACGCAAATCCCGTCGAACTCTGTTTCCTGTGTGGCCGAATTCTGGACAATGATTTCCAGGTCCGCAAGGTGATCATAGATATAGGTCAGGGGCGAAAGCGTGACCGTCGGTTCGCCCGGATCGCCGTCCCGAAGAATGACCAGCCCCCCGGCCGGAATCCGCGTCGGCAAGCCTTCATTACGAAGGACGGTCGCCCCGGCGGCGTTGCCGGTGATCAGCGCCAGAAGGGCCGAAAGGACGTCTTCCCGCTTGCTCATTGTGTCCGGCCTTCCTGCCAGTTTGCGACGATCAGCGCCGGAATCTGCGACTGTGCCGCGCCCGCCGCTGCCATAAGGGAAAGCTTCTTCGGAAGCTTGACGGTCCGCTTCAGGACGAAGATCGGGATCGTCCGGTTCTTGAAGCCCCGGCGTTCGCGCTGTTTCTCTCCAAAGGCGACACGGGGCGCGGCCCGCGTGACGGTCCCGGTATCGACCAGAAGCGGGGGCTTTCCGTTGCGGAAGATGAATGTCAGGCGCCGCCCGGTCTTCCGCTCCCAGATCGCGGGCGTCATGCGCTTGCCGCCGGAACTTGATCCAGCGGCGGGAAGCGGAATCGCCAGATAGAAGCCGTTCTGTGACCGGATCGTGACGCCGCGTTCGAAGGCGTCGACGATCTTCCCGGCGTTCGACCAGACCAGCGACGCCGCCCGAAGCGACGTCCCATTCTCTGGATAGGTCTTCTTCCGAATGGTGCGCTGAAGCCGCGATCCCAGACCGGCGCTTGCGATCTGGCCTCGCCATGCGCCTTGCAACGATCCCCCGGCGGTCGAAACGGCCCGCGTCACGGCCCGCTTTCCTTCAAGGATCGAAGTCCCGAAGATCGCCCGGAAGTCGCCGTCTATCTTGATCGTGCCCTTCATTCTTCGCGGACCTCTGCGGTCCAGAACAAGCGTTCGACGTCGCGGGCCGGATCGCTTCGGACAGTGTAGACGACCGCGCCTAGTTGGAACGTGTCTCCCTTTTCCAGCGTCGGGATATCCGCGACCGCGACGTCCAGAAGAACCGTGTCAGACAGAAACCGCCCATCCCCGAAGGTCGCCGCCCGGTCGGGCGCGCGGCGGATAGCGCGGACGGTCACGCCCGCGCCTAGGCCCCCGGCGCGATAGATCGCGTCGGAAGCCATGTTGGCGTCGGCAAGGATTGCCTTCGCCGCAAGATCGAAAGCGGTCACGCTTAGGCCGCAATCGGGTTCAGGCGGACGCGCCCGACGGTTGCCGCCGCCAGTTCGGCGCGGGTGGCGCAACCGATGACGGCCCCGGTCGCGACGTTCGTCACGGCGGTTCCGGACCAGTAAAGAAGCTGGCCCTGCGTCCAAGCCTGGGCGGCGGTCTTCACCATGTCATAGACGCCGCCGCACTGGATCACGACTTCAGCGCCGGACGCGGCGTCGTTCGCGGCGATCCCAAAAAGGGCGCCGACGCGGACAAATCCGCCCGCCGAAACCTGGGCGGGGGCGGTGACGGCGATGGTATCGCCGGACGAAACAAAGGTCTTCATTCTCGACTCCGTTGCGGGGGGACTGGCGTTCTTGCCTTCGTCCTATGGGTGGATCAGGGAAGGGCGCTGGCGGTCAGGCCAGCGCCCCCAGGGGCGCCTTAGACGCCAGCGTTCCGGAACAGGCCGCGCCAGTCCAGGGCCTTCGTCGCGAAGTCATGCCGGGCCTTGATTTCGATCCCGTCGACTTCGAAGCCCTGGCGGGTTTCGGTGTAGACGCCGTTCGAACCTTCAAGATAGGCATATTCGACCGTATCGACGCGGGCCGGGTCCGCCGCCATGAACCAGGGATCGGGCGTCCCGATCAGGCGGGGTTCCATGATCGGTTCCAGCATACCGGCGAAGGCGTTCACGCCCGCGACGTTGGCCGGGGTCGTCGCGGCGATGTTCTTCTTCGCTTCGACGTAGCGGGTTCCGGGCGGAACGATGATAAAGCGCGGCTGGACGGAAATTTGCCGCCCCTCGATTCCGCGCTGGTTCCCGAACAAGCGATAGGCTTCCGCCAGTGACGCTTCGGTGATCGCCGCCGCCGTGCCCAAGTTCGCATGGGTCGCGCCGAAAAGCGGGTTCCCGTCGCCCATGTTGGCGTTTGCCAGAAGGACGGAATAGACCAGATCGGATTCCAGGTCCGCCGCCGAAGCGCCGAACGCCGCCGGAATGCGGGTGAATGCGTCCAGGTCGTCGTTGATCAGCGATTGGCGGTTGATCCCGATGATCCGGCCATAGGTGATCAGTTGATAGGTTTCGCGACCTTCGCCGATGGTCCCATAACTGAATTCGCCGGACTCGGGGACGCGGACCAGATCGGGCGCGCCGCCAAGCTGGGTCCGGGACGCCAGCTTGAAGTCGGGAAGCGACGTCTGACGCGCCCAAGCGACGAACGAACGGGGTGTCCCTTCGTAAGCCGCGCGAAGGGTCTTGTTCGCGACGTTCGCCAGAACCAGCGGGAAGTCCGAACCGCCGTGATAGCCGACAGCCGAACGGCCCTGAAGCCCGCCGCCGATGCCAAGCGCGGCCCCGGCAAGTTCCAGCTTGGACATTCCGCGCGTGTTGACGCCCGCCCGGTTCAGCGCGTCGCGCGCCATTTCGATCAGGGTTTGGCCCCGGAACTGGCGACCCTTGTCGGTCAGCGTGACCGCTTGCGGGTTCGCCCGGTGCATGATCGCTTCTTCCATGCCATCGCGGAAGGCGACGTCGTTCGCCGACTCGCCCTTGGCCTGGGCGAAGACGGGTTCGCCGGTCCGACCGCCGGTCGCGTCACGCTCGGCGATCTTGTCCAGAATGGCGCCGCGAATGGCGTCCAGGCTCAGGCCCTTGCCGATCAGATCGGTTCCGAACTTCGGTTCCAGGCCATGGCGGGCGCAAAGGTCCAGAACGGTCGTGGTCGTCGCCAGAACGTCGGCGCGGATCGCGTCGGCGGACGGGGCGGCGGGGGCCTGCGACTGGACGTTCTGGTTCGAAGG